ATGGTTAAGATTGACAGAAAAGTCAGAGAAGTAATTAGCCAGATCAAACTTGCAGAAGCAGAAAAAGCTGATGCACAGAATAAAATAGACGCTGCGGCTCCTCAAGTTTCTGTAGCTACTTAGTAAAAAGCTACATCGTTGGAAAAATCCAATCCACATTACAGGCCCTCTTGCGCTCTACTAAAATCTGTTATATAAAATAATCACTATACAATTAATTAAGAATACTGACGAGTATAGTCGATGGCCTAAAGACAGTATTCGTAAATTTTAGGAGGATATAATCATGGCAAGATCAACGTTTCAAGGTATCGTTAGAACAAATGGCGGTGCTGGAAAAGGAAACTCAACTCCAGGAGTAGTATCTATTTCTGTAGTTGTTGCATTCAACCCAGTCGGTGCAGGTGCAGCTAATGTAAAAGTTGGAACTTCTCACACAACAGGAGAAAACTTTATATTACCTGACAATGCAGTGCCGATTTCATTTCTATCACTAGGTGGAGCAACAGGTGGTACTAACCCAACTGTTGATATTGGAACATCTGCTGACCCAGATGGTTTTTTCAATGAAGTCGATGCAGACACTAAAGGTTCATTAGCAAATGCTGCTGGTGCATTAGTTGTTGGAGCAGGTATTTCTGGTCCAGTTCAAGTAACTGCAAACCAAGGTTCTTCTGCTGCAACTGGTGGAACTACTGTTGGTGTATTTACATACACAATAGCTGACGACGGTTCAGAGAGTAATTAATTAATTTAATGTGGGGCTTCGGCCCCACATAAATTTAAGGAGAATCTTATGGCAGGCGGTGGATCGTTTTTAAGTGATCAAAAGTTCACTACATTAACAGCAGATGGAAATTTTAAAACCATCACAGGTGGTTCAACTAATTTAGGACCATGTCGAGTAACTTATATACAAGCACATGGTGGATCAAACTGTTTAGTAAAATTACATGATGGAACTGGAACAGGTGGACCTGTAGAGTTTCAAGCTAAATTTAGTTCTGAAGGTTTAGATATAATGATTCCTGGTTCTGGTATAAGATTTAAAACAGGAGTTTATTTAGATTTAACTACAACAGACTCCGTAACAATAGGATACACTGGATAATGAAAAGTGATGTAAGAGCAGTTAGAAAAACAGGAACAGGTTCTGTATTTGCAGGAAGAACTAGATTAAGAGGAATTATTTTAGCTTCAACAGGTTCTGCAGGTTCAGTTACTTTACAAGACGGAAACTCAGTAACACAGTTTCAAGTAGATGTTCCAGCAGGTGATGTATTTGCATACAACCTTGCAGAAGACGGAATTGTATTTGAAGGTGGAATGACTGTTTCTGCTTTATCAGCTGCGACGGTAACAGTTATTATAGATAAGTAGGAGGCTAAATGGCTAATACTACTTCTGGAACATATGATTTTGAAAAGAACTTTTCTATTGACGAGATAATAGAAGAGTCGTTTCAAAGAATGGGTATTCAAAATGTAACTGGATACCAATTAAAAACTTCAAGAAGAACATTAGATATAATGTTTCAAGAATGGGCTAACCGTGGTTTACATTATTGGGAAGTTCAAAATAACGATATTACATTAGTTGCTGATCAAGCTGTTTATACTATGTTTAGATCTACAGCAGATGGTACATCAAGCACAACAGCTGTCTATGGTGTAGACGATGTATTAGAAGCTGTATATAGAAATGCATCAAACGTAGATGTACCCTTAACAAAAATTGCTAGATCTGCATATCAAGCTTTATCAAATAAAACTCAAACCGGTGTTCCATCACAATATTTTGTACAAAGATTTATAGATAGAGTTACAATAACTCTATATCAAACACCTGGTGCATCGGAAGCAGGTAACAAATTAAACTATTATTATGTAAGAAGAATACAAGATGCAGGAGCATACACTAATGCAACAGATGTTCCTTACAGATTTGTGCCTTGTATGGTATCTGGATTAGCTTTTTATTTATCAATGAAATATGCACCACAAAGAACTCAAGAATTTAAACTATATTACGAAGATGAATTAAACAGAGCATTACAAGAAGACGGCTCTTCATCTAGTACATACATTACACCTAAATCATATTACACGGAGATTAGTTAATGGCCTCTGGTAAGTATGCAAAATTTATTTCTGATCGATCTGGCTTAGAATTTCCGTATAGCGAAATGGCTATTGAATGGAATGGAGCCAAGGTTCATATCTCTGAATATGAAAAAAAACATCCACAACTAGAACCAAAAAGATTTATGGCAGAACCACAAGGGTTGCGTAATGCAAGACCTGATAGAGTTGAGCCAGCTGTTGCAAGATTATTGCCAGCAGATCCTTTTGCAATAACTAGTGGATCTACAACAATAACTGTTACGGAGCCAAATCATGGTAGATCTACCAATGACACTGTTAGATTTAGAAATGTAGATGGATCACCAGGCGGTGTAGCTCCTTCAGCTTATATAGTTGATACTGGTTTTTCAATTACAGTTACAACCACTGACAACTATACATTTACATTAGGGTCAACTCCTAATATAACAGAACAATCAGGAGGATTAACAGTTACAGCAGGGCCTGTAACTTTAACACCATAATATGGCATACACTTTAACAAATATAACTGATGATATTAGAAATTATACAGAAGTTGATAGTGGTGTTTTAACAACAGCTGTAATAAATAGATTTATACAAAACGCAGAAAATAGAATCTATAGAGAAGTAGATTCAGATGATAATAGAAATTATGCTACATCTAATTTAGCAGCTGGTAATAGATATGTAACTATACCCTCTGATCTTAGAAATATTAGATACGTTCAATTAAAAGACACAAATGTAACTCCAAATGTTCAAGTTTTTTTAGAGAAAAAAGATACAAGTTATATGGCAGCATTTTATGATAGACCTGGAACAGCTTCAGGACTTCCTAAATACTACGCTAACTGGGATGCTAACTTTTGGGTGGTGGCGCCAACGCCAAATGCTACTTATGAAATAACATTAGCGTATATGAAACAACCAACTAGTTTAACCGACTCATCAAAACAAGGTAGCGGAACCTACTTATCTAATAAATATCAAGATTTACTTTTATACGGAGCTCTTGTAGAAGCATATGGATACTTGAAAGGTCCAATAGATATGCTACAATACTACGAGGCGGCTTATAAGCGAGCTTTAGCTTCTTATTCTATTGAACAAGAAGGTAGAAGAAGACGAGACGAATATCAAGATGGTGTTATTCGTAACGTAATAAAATCACCATCACCATAATAAGGAGAAAATATGGCAAATATAGTACCAAACTCTTTCAAATCCAATTTGTTAAAAGGAGTATTTAATTTTGACACTTCTGGAAATGGAGGAAACACTTTTAAGTGTGCTTTGTATACTGCTATTACTGGTTATAATGCATCTTCAACAGTGTACTTAGCTGGAACTGGTAATAACGAAGTTGATACTTCTAATACAAATTACAGTACAGGTGGTAACACATTAACTAACGAAGGTATTGATGGAACAAGTGCGACTTCTTTTGTAGATTTTGCAGATTTAACTTTTTCATCTGTAACTTTAACAGCAAGAGGTGCAGCGATTTATAAAAGCACTGGAGGTGGTAACGAGTTGGTCCTAGTTTTAGATTTTGGTAGTAATAAAACAGCAACTAACGGAGACTTTGTAATACAGTTTCCTGCTGGGAATTCTAGCAATGCTATTATAAGATTAGGCGACGCGTAATAGTTAAGGATTAAATAAATGGCTTTTGTATTAAATGACAGAGTTAAACAGACTAGTACATCTACTGGTACAGCTACAATACAGCTATCAACCAACCCAGAGGTTGGATTTGAAAGTTTTGTAACTGGTATTGGTAATACTAATAGTACGTTCTATTGTATATCTCACGATGGTACAGCTGATTTTGAAGTCGGTATTGGAACTGTAACAGATGCAACACCTGATACACTTTCTAGAGATACCGTTATCTCCTCTTCAAACTCAGATAACAAAGTAGATTTTCAAGCAGGAACTAAAACTGTATTTTGTACTTACCCTGCAAAA